TCACAACTCATCATGATCTCAGTAAGACATGCCAAGAGATTGATTTCCTGATCAGGAACAATTGTAATGTCTTTCATGTACTTTGCAATAATTAGAACTGCCTCAGGAATAGAAGCAGGTTTAAGAACACCATAGATGCTGTCATAGATCTTTCGCATCACCATTGTAGGGTCATTGTCCATGTGCTGAACAACCCAGTTTTTTACTGTGGTGAACTCCTTTCTTTTGAGAGACCCCAGCAAATCGTCGAGATTAATATCAGCAACATCAACGAGAATAGCGGAATTGATAGCACCTGTGGCAGCGTAACGCTGACACTCATTAATAAGACGGCGCCAATCTGGATAATACCTTTTAACAAGTTTCGCGAGAACTTTGTCTTCATACTGAACTTCCTCATGAGTTAAGATAGTTTTGAGACGTGTGAAAAACTGACCTTGCAATGCCATTGATTGATCAGGTTTAATCCTGAAGTCAACAACCGTGCAGCGTGAGTGCAGCGGTTCAATGATCTTGTTAATGAAGTTACATGTGAAGATGAAACGACAGTTGCCATGAAACTCCTCCACAGCGGTCCTGAGAGACAGTTGGACATCGTTAGTGGTGTTGTCTGCCTCATCGATGATGACGACCTTGTGGGACGCTCCAGAGGTCAGAGAGATAGTTGTGGCAAACTGACGTACACGATTGCGTACAGTATCAAGGAAACGACCTTCGTCGGATCCATTGATCACGATGTAAGAGGCACCAATCTCCTCACACAGCGCCTTAGCGATGGTAGTCTTACCGACACCTGCAGTGCCACTAAGCAGCAGGTTAGGAAGTTCTCCTTGGTTGACAAAACCTTGGAAAACTTCCTTGATAGTTTCTGGGAGGATACAATCTTCTACAATGGTAGGTCGGTATTTCTCAACCCAAAGAAATTCTTTACTCATTCAAGTGGTCTCACAAATTCATTAGTAACAATGTCAGTCGCTTGGAGCGACTGCTTCATATATTCTACACCCTTTTCTGGTGTAGAGTGATCGCCGCAAGTAAAGGCATCACAAACTGCCATACCTTTCTCAGGCCATGTATGTACACTGAGATGACTTTCAGCAAGCATGGCAATGCCAGTAAGTCCTTGTGGTTCAAACTTATGAACCGAAAGGTTGAGGAGAGTTGAGTTACACTCCTTTGCTGCTGTATAAAGCATCATCCTCATGTATTCTTTATCCTCCATCAATTCAATATTGCAACCCTTAAGGGTAAAGAGGATATGTCTCAAGGTTCCAGTGCGATGTAATAGGTCAAGTCATAGTCGGAACTGATCCACTCAGAGATCAACGCCTTAGATACTTTGATGCTGTAGTCCCCAGGGAGTACACGAATGTTGTCAATCTTGACATCAAGAGAATAGGTGCCAGTGCTACAACCCGCCACGGTGATATCGTAAGTATTACTGGTATCATTTTCTTTGTCCCTAAGGATAAGTTTGATAGTATCTAGTCCTTCTTCGGACTGGAAAGTAAGGTCGGGAAGACCGTACACTGCAGATGCTTTTTGCAAAGCAAGCAAATCTTCAGCAGAAAGATTGAACTGAAGATCAGCACCAGGAAAGTTTACATTTTTTTCTGGAGCACTCTTCAACGTGATCTCAGGATCCGAGAAATAGTATTTTGCAGAAGTGCGCCCCCCACGAATGCTAACGAAATCGTTAGAGGTGAACTCGAGCTGAGGATCGTTAAACAGAGAGATACCGCTAAGAAACTGACTGAGATCATAAATTGCGAAGTCAGAAGGAAATACTTCTTCGCCAGTAAACTTTGCGAGGATGTTCTCGGCATTTGAAATTGTTCTGACTGTAGACCCCTGGCGGAATACGATGGAGGAATTAATCGTGCTGAAGTTCTTAAGGACATCAAGTGTATTTTTGGATAGAGTAACTTTGCTCATTGGTTGTAGGTTTCGGTTTGGTTAGTTTTGTCAGAAAAGTGTAGAAGGAGAAGACCGTAGTGGAGGATCTTTATAATATCACGGCGGGCAGTGCCCTTCTTATCATACCGTGATGCATACTTGAGAATGTTACTTCTACAGAATGCCTCAGCATCTCCACATGCTTCAATCAAATCTAACGTTTGGATAGCATCGTTACCAGCAGAATAGTGTTGGTTGTAAGTACCTGAGATATAATCCCGAAGTTCTTTCAGGAGATCATCTTCATTATATTTAAAAGTCATTTTTGCCAGATGTACTCAATGTTATCATGATAGCATTCAAAGACGCTTCCGTCAATTGCCTGCATAAAAAGTTTGACACCCTCACCACCCAGGATCTTTCCTGAGCGGTGATTGCAATTTTTTAGGATTGCCACGTGTCCGATGTAACCATGAAAATCATACTTGGTCATCAGTCTCCTCCTCAGTGTTTACGTCAGCATCAATCTTATCATACAATTCGACGAATGACTGCTTGGTCTCTTCATCAAAACGATTGACACAAACTTTGATTGCTTTCATGCGATCATTCCAGATAGCATATGCTCTCATGATGTGAACCAAACGACGAGTAGAGATCACCTCATCGATACCACCATCCTTGAAAGTCTTACGGATGATGTCTGCCCAGTTAGCAAGGTTGGTGCAGAACTCTTCATCATGCTTGCCAAGTGATGCAGCAACACGAAGAAGGATTTTGGTTTCAACAGCAGGAGTAGGATACTCTTGCTCAAAAGTTAGAGCGAAACGCTCAAGGAATGCTTCGTTGAGCACGTTAGTGCCGATGAACCTGCCGTCGTCGCTGCCTTTACCTTTAGTGTTGGCAGTAGCGATGACGTTGAAACCTTTAGCAGGTTCAACATAGCGACCAGTCTTCTTGAGATAAACTCCTTTACCCTCAAGGATAGACTGAAGACACAAGATTTTGTTAGAGGCAAGGTCAACTTCGTCTAGAAGAAGAATTGCTCCCCTTTCCAGAGCGTTGATGACTGGACCATTATGCCAAACAGTTTCACCGTTAACCAAACGGAAACCACCAATAAGATCATCCTCGTCAGTTTCAATGGTAATGTTCACACGGATTAGTTCCCTATTTAGAGCAGCACATGCTTGCTCAACAGAGAAAGTCTTACCGTTACCAGAGAGACCAGTGATAAAAGTTGGATAGAAAATACCAGACTGAATGATCTTCTTTACATCAGTAAAGTTGCCGAAAGGAACATAGTTGTCATCCTTGGAAGGAATAAGATTTTGTTCGATGGCAGGAGCAGCAGCAGGTGCTTGATAAGTTTGCTCAAGTTTTTCTTGAACAGTAAGGTTCCACTTGCCAATGCCTTGCTTGTAATCCTTAAGACGTTTCTTGACAGTAGCAAGAGAGCAGTTGAAGTGCTCAGATGCTTGGAACAATTGCTTGGTGTTTACCTCACTACCGCAGTTGTCGGTAAGGTAAGAAACGAGGTCTTCTGTAGAAACAGGAACGGGAGCGAAAGGCATGTGTCTTGTGTGTTGTGTTGTATGAATATAGTATAACGGTTATGGGTGCCTTGTGTGACACCCATGGACCAGTTTGTCAACTGACATACTCAATGAATGAACTGAGCAGTTTCTTGTTTGTTGACTTGCTACCGAGCATTTTCTTGAATGCTCTAGTAATCTCACCCTTCTTAGCACCACTCTCAACATTGAAGTCAGTGCTCTCATTCAAGGAGTTGTTAGAGATAGCATACAAGGCAGAGAATGCTTTAGGGTTAGTGATGATAGCAGACCTCTCTTTCTTCCACTGCTTTTGAATTTGACCGTAACCCTCATAGGATGCATAGCGTCCAACAAAACTTTGTAGTTGAGAACCAGAAAGAATACGGAAACCAAGAACATTTACACCAGGGTTACGATCACGCAATTGCTTGAGGAAAATGTTAGTTACATTGTCATAGTCAAAAGTCTCATAGGTGATACCAGTTGTACGGTCACGAAGAGTTTGATAGTATTCAATGCGACGAGGAACAATGTGATGCTCATCTTTATGATCATTGTAAACCTCATGACCATAACCAATGTTGCAACTCTCACCATCAGAAAGAATACAAATATTGACTTTCTGTAGATCGTTCTGTTTCTTGAAATCAGGAACGATATAGTTCATCATAACAACTGCTTCGTTTAGAGGAGTGCCAGACAAACCAAGACCAGGGGCAGTACGATAACCACTAACATAACCATGACGGTAGTAGTATGCTTCACGCCACAAGTTTTTGCACATACGCTCATAGTCTTTTGCATTAGAACGTGAAGAAAGAAAGTTCATCATGTGGAAGTAACCTTCATTCATGTGAATAGTATTCTTCTCTAGTCCACGACGCTGATACTCGTAGTATTGATCTTGTGTACCTTCCATGCAACGCTCAGCAATAACCCACTCATTAGTAAATGCATATACTTCAAATGGGATCTGAACTTTTTTACAGAATGCAGTAAGGTTCAAAAGTTGCTTGACGGTAGCAAGAATTTCATTTGCCATAGAACCAGACCAATCAAGAATGAACAGCATTCCATGGTTCTTGCCATCAGGAACAACAGTTACTTTTTTGAAAAGATCTTCGTTATAACGATAAGTGTGTAACTTTGAAGTATCAAGGACACCAGTCTTAGATTGACCAGCACGAGCGTAAGCGTCAGCAGACTTACGGCACTCAAACTCTTTGACAAGATAGTTAACCTCCTTCTGAGATTGCTTACGGAATTCGTAGTATTTGTTGTCCGTCTCCTCATACTTTTCTGGTTCTGCGATGTTCAAATCGATCCAGTCGTGCAGAGTAGTCCAATCAACTACATGTTTATCTAGGTTAACTTTTGTTGGAATTTCAACATAGATTGGTGAACGACCACTTTGAGTAGACAATCTTTCTGATGCACGATCAAATGCATTCTGAGTTTCAGAGGTGTCACCACCTTCATAACCATCTTCTTCAAACTCATCTTCTTCGTCTTCTTCCTCTTCTTCGTCATCGTTCTGAATAGGACCAGCATTGTTGGTCTTTGCTTCTGGCATTTCTGCAGGTGCATTCTCGTCACTTTGCTGCTCAGATTGTTCGACATCGTTACTTTCAGTTTCACCCTCTTCAGGTTGCTGACCCACAGGCATCTCTGTTACCTCTTCAGTTTTGTTGCTGAAGATGTAAACATCATTAGCAATCTGCAGCACTTCTTCAAAGGTTTCTGCAAGATCAGTGCGAGCAACAAACACTTGCTCCTCAATAGAAAATGGGATCATAGCACTAGCACCAATCTTGAAGTGCAAATTGATACGGTCGATCAGACTGAACTTGCTGAGATCATGACCAGCAACATCAAAGAAGTCTTTGTCATTCAGTTCTCTGTAACCAATAGAAAATGACTTGCGAAGACCAGGAAACTTACGCTTCATCAGTTTCTCAATACGAGCATCCTCGATAACATTCACGAAATCTTTAGGGCAGTCAGCAATGCATCTCCAGTCATCGTTAGGAGTGAACAGAGCATGACCGACCTCGTGACCCACGAGCATGTCGTAGACAGTTCCTGATGCTTTATCCCACATAGGCAAAGTCAGCACACGACGATCAACGTCGAATGATGCAGTGCTGGTTTTGCGATGCTCTACAATCAGGTTCTCTGTAGCGAGCAGTCTAGCAAGGTTGCCTTTAATTTCTTGGGTTTGCATGTGTCTCTGTGTCTGATGTATACATCATAACAAAGAAACTGGTTATCCAACCAGTCCGTGTGTCACTTCGTTAACTGTCTCCGTTATGGTACTATAATTTTTCACCTTCTCCACAGAGATGGTTCTGTCAAACTTATCGTCCAGACCTTGTTTGTGACTGATAACGAATACCTTAGTAGTATCATCAAAGTTTCTAAGGATCCATCCTAGGTCAGATGTGCCAGACTGGTCAAGAGATCCGTCAAAGATCTCGTCGAGGATGAGGAGGTTAGTATCCACAGAATTCTTAAGCTTAGCGATAGAACGCCAAGTAAGCAGCAAAGCGATATCAATACGAGCTTTCTCTCCTTCACTAAAACTGTCATAGGAAAACACATCACGGTATCTAGATTTGATCTGCTCCTCAAAGTTCTCATCTAGGGTGAAATTGACATAGAACTCCATCCTTTGTAAGAAATCGTTAATCAACTTGTTCATGGTAGGAAGATAAGTTTTGATAATCCTAGTCTTGATACCATTGTCTTTGAGGAGTTGACCTGCTGTTGTTAGCACGTCACGATCCTGTTTTAGGTTAGCATGTTGTTTGCTCAGATCTTTCTTACTCGTCACAAGAAGTTGTAGTTTGTCATACTCTGCTTTCTTGTCAACATTGTCTCCCTCTAGTTCTTTGATCTCATCCTGCAGTGCTTCCACTTGCTTTCGGATTGTCATCAACTGAAAGTTAGTCTGGGAGATGCTGGTATTGATGTTGTTAACTTCAGTAGACAACTCAGTAAACTTGGCAAATCGTTCTTGCTCATCAGCAATTGCTTTCTGTAGATCATTGTATCCAGTTAGCAACTCATCAGATTTAGTCTTACCTGCAGAAATTTTTTCTTCGCGAAGTTCATCAGATAGTTCTTGTGTGCATGTAGGACACACACTATTGGTCTCAAAGAACTTGTGTTCTTTCTTACATGTGTTAAGTTTATGTGTCAACTTAATCATGTATGTGTTCAACTTATTGATCTTGTCGCTTGCAGTTTGATACTCCTGCATTTCTTCATTAAGATTTCCAATTTGTTGTGTTAGAATTGCAACATCTTCGGCACCCTGTAGTTCAGTTTTTTTATACTCGTTTACTTTTTCTTGCTTACGATCAATCTCTTC